AAATCTATAATGAAGCATATGAAGATAAGTTAAGATTAGAAAAACAACTACGTGATGAATTTGAAGCTCCTCCTGAATTCATTGTAGGTTAAACCATGTACAGAGAATTATTTGTAAATCAAAGAGCTGATTGGTCTTATAATCTAGATTTGAAGTATGCCAATTCTGCTCCCATAAATGTAGCAGGATATTCTTTCTCCGGATCTCTCTCCAAATCCTATGCCTCTGCTAATGTAGATGCTAACCTTACCATCACTATTGCTAATTCAGCACGAGGTAATGTTGTTCTTTCTTTGAATGCTGCTGCAACTTCTAATCTATCAGCACAAAAGTATGTCTATGATGTTAAGATGACAGATTCATCTAATAATGTAACAAGGATTCTAGAAGGGATCATTTCTTTGTCTCCTGGAGTTACACGTTAAATGCCTACTAATAAATTCTTTGATGTTTATAGTGAGACAGGAGAACAACGTCTTTATCAAGATCTTATCAATGAAGTTGTTCAACAATTTGGCATAGATACACAATATATTCCTAGAGATACTGATTCTTCTATAGATTTAATCTTTGGTGATGATCCTACCAAAAAATTTACTGCAGCTTATTCTATTGAAGTATACATTGAAAATACAGAAACCTTTGATGGTGGAGATCTCTTTACGAAATTTGGTCTAACTATCAGTAAGCAAGTTAGACTACTAATGTCTGCAGAATCTTTCAATAAACAAACACAAGGAGCAATAGGATCTAGACCAAGGGAAGGAGATTTGTTATGGATGAAGAATTTCAAGGCTCTTTATGAAATTAAATACGTCAATCAAGATAAATTTTTCTATGCCTTCGGTAATAATACATTCTATGGCTACAGTTTGGTGTGTGAAGAGTTCCGCTACAACAACGAAGATATTGATTCAGGAATCCCTGAAATAGATGAGAAAGTAAATACCATCAAGATTGCCTATGCTGCTTCAATGGGATCTGGTACAGGAAGTTACAATATTGATGAACCTGTCTATCAAGGAGCAAATGTATCTTCTGCTACAGCTAAAGCAGATGTTGTTTCTTGGAATGCTGTGACGAATGTATTAGTCTTAAAGAACATCATTGGTGTGTTTGCTGTCAATACATCAATAATTGGCGTAAACTCTAATGCTTCTTTCACGTTAAATAATCTAGAAATTCAGAACAATATTAACAATGCGTTGGAAAACAACTTAGAGATTAGAATTGAAGCCAATACAGTTCTGGATTTTACAGAATCTAATGCTAGCGGAAATCCTATGGTATAATTATGCTTGGTTATAAACCCTTTTACTATTCTACTGTCAGAAATGTTCTTCTTGCCTTTGGTGCAATATTCAAAGACATAGAAGTAATCAAATACCACAAAGATACTCGTGCTGAATTGGGTAGGATAACATGTCCACTGGAGTATGGTGGAAAAGAGACTTGGTTGGCTCGTCTAGAAGCAGATCCTGATTTGACTAAAGGGATCCAAATTTCTCTTCCTACAATGTCTTATGAAATGGTAGGAATAAGACAAGATCTAGAAAGACAACAAACGGGATTCATTAATAATTCCGTAAGCCAATCTGGAAATACAGCAAGTCAGTTCAAGTTTGGTGTTCCAGCAGAAGTAGATATCGCATTGAGTATCTATGTAAGAAACATGGAAGATGGTCTACAAATTATAGAACAAATCCTACCATTCTTTACTCCCGATTATACAGTTTCTATTAAATATCTAACCATCAATGGGTATGCAGTGGTAAATGATCTTCCTTTTACAATGAAAGATATTCAATTCTCTAACAAATATGAAGGAGCTGGTGGAGATGTTCGTTTCATCACTTGGACTTTGACATTTACTGCTCAAATTCTTCTATATGGTCCTACAGATTTCGCTGCTCCTATTATCAAGGATGTTATTGTTAACTTACGTAATTTTGATACATCTCATGTGAATGCTACCATTGAAGTTGTTCCAAATCCGTTGTCAGCCAATAGTACAGATGCAAATCTACGTTATACAACTACCATAACGGAAACAGGTCCAAACTAAATACATGATTATAATTGAATTTTTGAGAACATTATGTCTGAAGACCCAATTGGAACTGCGTTAGGAATTGTTTCCGAAGAAAAACAAACAAATACAGAAATTACTTCTGCTCAAACTAGAGCCATAACCGCTGCTAATTCTTCAAATAATCAATTACAAAATGATTATGAATTTGCTAGACAAAATCTTTATGATTTATTAACTAAAGGTGCTGCTGCTTTAGATGAATTATCAGAAATAGCTCGTCAAAGTCAACATCCTCGTTCTTACGAAGTATTAGCAACACTTATTAAAAATTTATCAGAAGTCAATGATAAGATTTTGATTATACATAAAAACGTTAAATCTTTAGAAGATCATCCTTCGGATGAGGGATCAACTTCTCCAATTACTGTATCAAATGCAATATTTGTCGGAACAACGACTGAATTATTACAACTCACCAAGAAGAAAAACTAAATACATCCCATAAGCAGCAGGATGTAATTGATGTTATCTAGAATCTATAAAATTACGAATATAAAAAATAACAAGATTTACATAGGTTTTACTATACAAAATATTAAAGATAGATGGTATGGTCATATCTCTGATACCAATAATGGTTCTAACCTGAAGATTCATAATGCTATTAGAAAACATGGTAAAGAATCATTTAGAATAGAGGAAATTTACACTTCTAAAGATAAGGATCATTGTCTAAATATTATGGAAGAATATTTCATTAAACATTTTGATTCTGTTAATAATGGTTACAATATTACATATGGTGGAGAACATCACAATCCAAACGAAAAATCAAAATGGTATAATAACGGTACAGAAGAGAAAATGTTTAAAGGAATTCCATCTCAAGGATTCAAATTGGGTAGACTTTTTCCAGAAGGAAGTAAAAAGACAAAATTTAAGAAGGGTAGTAAACCTTGGAACATAGGATTAAAGGGAATGCAAACCTGGAATAAAGGTTTGAAAGGATTGAAAGTTACAATAACAGAAGAAGATAGAATTAGAAGAAGAAATCAAATGTTATTGATTAATCAAAAGAAAAAGAATTAATGTCACATAAGAAAGCAAAACAAGTAAGGCAGAAAGAAAAGGAAAATCCATATGCCTTCATGAATAATCCTAGACTTAAGAAAGTCGGAGTAAAGGTTCCTTGGACTAATGAGCAAGTCAAGGAATATATGTTATGTCAAGCAGATCCCACATATTTTATTGAACACTATGTCAAAGTCATTACACTAGATGCTGGTCTAACAGATATTAAACTTTGGGATTTTCAAAAGGAAGTTATTGAAACTTATCATAATAATCGTTTCGTTATCTTTCGATGCCCCAGACAAGCGGGAAAAACTACCATCACTGTAGGATATATTCTACACTATGTTTTATTCCAAGAACATAAAAATGTAGGTATCTTGGCTCAAAAAGAAAAGACTGCTAATGAAATTCTAAATCGTATTCAGATTGCTTATCAACACCTACCTTTATTCATGCAACAAGGTGTTGAAGAATGGAATAAATCATCCATTACTCTTGAAAATGGTTGCAGAATTCTTTGTGAAGCTACCTCTTCAGGAGCAATCCGTGGATTCACATTGAACTTCTTATATCTGGATGAATTTGCTCACGTACCCGGTAATATTGCAGAAGATTTCTTCACATCCGTGTTCCCAACTATCTCTTCTGGTAAATCTTCTAAGATCATTATGACATCTACCCCTAATGGACTAAATCTATTTTACAAATTCTGGGAAGATGCGATGAAGGAGAAAAAAGATCCTAAGAATTGGAATAGTTTTAAGGCTATTGAAGCAAGATGGCAAGATGTTCCTGGTCGTGATCAGGCCTGGGCAGATCAACAATTGAAGATCTTAGGGGAACGTAAGTTCAACCAAGAAGTCTTATGCGAATTCCTAGGATCTAGCAATACATTGATCAGTGGTAAGAAACTTAGAGAATTGGCATTCATTTCACCTTCAAAGATGCTCTTTGATGATAGAATGTCTATCTACGAAGAACCTCTTAAAGATCATTCTTATGTCCTATCTGGTGATCCATCTCAAGGTAAAGGATTAGACTATTCATCATTCACAATTTTTGATGTTACTACAGCACCTTGGAGAGTAGCGGCTAAATTTAGAGACAATACTGTAGATGATACTATTTTTGCTAATTATATCTATCTGGCAGCACAACATTATAACAATGCATATGTAATTATAGAAAACAATGACATTGGCGGAACAGTTCTACATCAATTGATTAGTGATTTAGAATATGAGAATTGCTTTTTCTCTATGACAGGTGAATTGCAAGAAGTTACAGTAACTCAAGCTTCTAAGGCAAAAATTCCTGGCGTGAAAACTACTAAAAAGGTCAAAACACAAGGATGTGTTAAGCTCAAGACTCTAATAGAAAATGATCAAATCATTTTAAATGATTTTGATATTGTATCAGAGCTTTCTACCTTTGTTTTAAGTAAAACTAAACAATATCAAGCTGAAGAAGGATATCATGATGAT